TACAAGCGTTTCGCCGTTTGTGGGAGGTGACGGACGCGATGGCAAGGCCGAGAGAATATACGCCGTTCACGCTGGAGCGGGCCGTCAACAAGTATTTCCGCGGCATCACGCGGAGGGTCACGCTAACAGAGCAGGTCCCGACCGGCGAGCTGGACGACAAGGGGCATCCGCTTACCGAGGCCAAGCCGATCCTGAACCAGCTGAAACGTCCGGTCACGGTCACGGAGTACGTTGTGCCGCCGACCGTTGCGGACCTCTGCGAGACGCTGGGCATCCACCGGAGCACATGGACGAATTACTGCGACCATGAGCTGCACCCGGAGCTGCGGGAGATTACAGACGCGGCGCGGGAGAAGATGCGGGCGTGGAACGAACGGGAAATGCTGATGCGTCCGGGCAAGGACGTCAAGGGCATCATTTTCAATCTCCAGGCAAACTACGGCTACGGCGGAGAGAAAAGCGAGATCGAGCTGGGGCCGGGCGCGCAGAAGCTCATGGCCGGCGCGAGCATGAAGGACCGCGCGGCGCTGCTGAAAGCACTGAGGGACGAGCCCGATGATTGATATTGACACGCTGACCGAGAAGGAGCTGGACCAATACCTGGACGCCGCGCTGTGGTGGAAGGGCATGAAAGAGACGAACAACAAGGCGTTTCTTCCCCTTCTCTTTGACGAGCACCGCTACCTTGTGCTGAAAGGCGGCGGCGGCAGCGGCAAGAGCATCTTTGCAGGGCGGAAGGTCCTGGAGCGATGCACGACGGAACCGGGCCACCGCTGGCTTGTCTGCCGGAAGGTTGCGCGGACGCTGCGGGAGAGCTGCTTCGATCAGCTGCGCGGCCAGATCGCGGAGTTCTATGCCTGGAGCGGCTACCGCGTGAACAAGAGCGACACGAACATCACGTTTGCCAACGGCAGCAAGATTCTGTTCGCCGGACTGGACGACGTGGAAAAGCTCAAATCCATCTACAACATCACCGGCATCTGGATCGAGGAAGCGAGCGAGTTGGAGGAGGGCGACTTCAATCAGCTTGACATTCGACTCCGCGGCGAGACACGGGAATACAAGCAGATCATTCTGACCTTTAACCCCGTCTCCATCACGCATTGGCTGAAACGGCGCTTTTTCGACCAGCGGGACGAGCGGGCCACCGTCCACGAGAGCACCTACAAGGACAACCGCTTTCTGGACGACGAGGCGATCCGCACGCTGGAGAGTTTCCGGGACACCGACGAGTATTACTACATGGTCTACTGCCTGGGCCAATGGGGCGTCACGGGCAAGACCGTTTTCAACGCGAAGGCTGTGGCGGAGCGGATAGAGCAGATCAAGAGCCGCAAGGCCAGGACCGGCCATTTCGAGTATGACGAGGCAGAGGACGGCATCCACGTCTCCAACTGGCGCTTTGTCGAGGACGACAACGGGCCCATCCGCATCTACCGAGAGCCGGAGGCCGGCCGGCCGTATGTGATCGGCGGCGACACGGCGGGCGACGGAAGCGATTGGTTTTTGGGGCAAGTGCTGGACAACATCAGCGGAGAGCAGGTGTGCGTCCTTCGGCACCAGTACGACGAGGACACCTACGCCAAACAGCTCTATTGCCTGGGGGCGTACTACAACGAGGCGCTGCTGGCCGTGGAGACCAACTTCTCCACATACCCCGTGAAACTCCTGGACCTCATGGGCTACAAAAACCTGTACGTCCGGGAGATTGAGGACGACTTCGAGGGAAAGATCAAGCACGCCTTCGGCTTCCGCACGGACCGTCTGACGCGGCCGGTCATTATCTCCGAGCTGATCCGCGTAATGCGGGACCATATCGGCAGCATCAACGACGAGACGACGCTGATGGAAATGCTGACCTTCGTGCGCAACGACAAGCTGCGGCCGGAGGCCGAGGACGGCGCGCATGACGACTGCGTGATGGCGCTGGCAATCGCGCACTACGTCCGGCCGCAGCAGAGCATGGCGATCCAGACGGCGCCGGAGGAGGGCGTCAGCTGGACGGAGGATATGTGGGACGACTACAACCGGGCCAGCGACGAGGAGCGGAAATTCCTGATTTCCCTTTGGGGCAGGCCGCGGAACTGAGAGGAGCGAACAGAAGATCATGGCAAAGAAGAAAGCAAAAAAGGTCAATGAAAAGCTGACGGAATGGCAGAAGCGCCTGGCCGACAGCTCCAGCTCATTCAGCGCAGAAATGCAGAAGATGGACGAGCGGGAGCGGCTGTATAACGGCGACCGCACGCTGGAGCCCCTTGTGCCGGGCGACTTCAAGCGGAGCGGCGACAAGAAACAGACCAGCCACGTCCGCAACATCATCTTTGAGAACATCGAGGCGCAGGTCTCCTCCTCCATTCCGCAGCCGAAGGTCACGGCACGGCGGAAGCAGGACGAGCCGCTGGCGGACATCATCGAGCGTTTCCTGCGGAACGAGCTGGACCGCCTGCCCTTCGAGACGATGAACGACATGGCGGAGCGGACCGTGCCCATCCAGGGCGGCGTCGGCTTCCTGGTGGAGTGGGACAACACCAAGCGCACGCACAACACCGTGGGCGAGGTCACTGTCAGCGTGATCCATCCCAAGCAGTTCGGACCGCAGCCGGGCGTCTATACCGGCATCGGGGACATGGACTGGTTCATCATCAAGGTCCCGACGACGAAAGAGGCAATCAAGCGGAAATATGACATCGACGTGCGGGACGAGGGCGAAAGCGAGCCGGACGTGCGGAGCACCGACGGCGAGGCCGTGAACGAGGACGCGCTGACGCAGTACATCGGCTTCGAGATCAACGCCGAGGGCGGCATCAACCGCTATTCATGGGTGAACGACGTGGAGCTGGAGGACCTGGAAAACTACCAGGCGCGCAGGCAGCCCGTTTGTAAGAAATGCGGGCGCGTGCGCCCCCTCCCCGGCCAGATCATCCGCAGCACAGTCAAGGACACGCTGGGCAATCTCCTCCCGGACCCGGCGCGCGGCTTCGCCGGCGGCCTTATCCCGCCGGAGATCGCGGAGCGGCAGGCGGCGGGCCAGATCATCGCGCAGGAAATGGCGGCCGGCACAATGGCTGGAGCGGCGCCGGAGGGCGAGATCATGGCGGCCGTGGAGATCGTGCCGGGCGAGGCGCCGGAGCCGGAACGCTACGACGGCGGCCCGTGCCCCTGGTGCGGCGCGGACGACTGGAGCAGCGAGGAGCAGGAGTTCGAGCAGGTCATGGTCCCGATCAAGACGAGCCGCGGGCTGGAGATTCCGGGGATGCTGCCGGGCACAGACGCCAACGGTGCGCCGGTCATGCAGCCCACGCTGATCCCCTTCTACAAGCCGGACGTCTACCCCATCATCCTCCAGCGCAGCGTCAGCGTCTACGGGAAGCTGCTGGGCAACAGCGACGTGGACGTGATCCGCGACCAGCAGAACACCGTAAACCGCATGGAACAGAAGATCATCGACCGCCTGATAAAAGCCGGCACGCGCATCACCCTCCCGGACAAGGCCAACCTGCGGACGGACCCGGAGGACGGCGAGCGCTGGTTCCTGAGCAACGCAGCGGACAAAACCATGATCGGCGTCTATGACTTCAAGGGCGACCTGAATTATGAGCTGCTGTACCTTGCGAACGTCTACGAGGAAGCGCGGCAAATCCTGGGCATTACAGACAGCTTTCAGGGCCGCAAGGACGCCACGGCGACGAGCGGCAAGGCAAAGGAGTTTTCTGCGGCGCAGGCCGCCGGCCGCCTGGAGAGCAAGCGCGTTATGAAGAACGCCGCCTATGCCCTGCTGTTTGAGCTCATGTTCAAATTCTGGCTGGCATACAGCGACGAGCCCCGGCCCATCAGCTACAAAAACAGCGAGGGCGAGACGGAGTATGCGGAGTTCAACCGCTACGACTTCCTGGAGCAGAGTGCCGACGGGAGCTACTGGTGGAACGATCAGTTTTTGTTCTCCTGCGACACGAGCGCGCCGCTGGCGAGCAATCGGGAGGCGCTTTGGCAGGAGACCCGCATGAACCTCCAGACCGGCGCTTTCGGAAACCCGGAGGCGACGGACACGCTGATCCTGTTCTGGACGAAAATGGAGGAACTGCACTACCCCGGAGCGGGGCAGACGCGGAAATACCTGGAGGAGCGCCGGGAGCGGGAGCAGCAGGCCGCAGCGCAGCAGCAGATCATACAGCGGCAGACGGCGGCAGCACAGCAGCCCGGCGGTATGGGCCGGCAGGCCCCGGCGGAAATGGCCGGCGCTATCGACGCGAAGGCGCAGCAGGACGCGCTGGCGGCCGTCATGGGCGGCCAGAGATAAGGGCAAGACCGGGGACGCCCGGCAGCTATACACGCATGGGAACGCGGGAAAATCCCAAATAAAGCGAAAGGAGGCACGGCCACCATGAGCGAAAAGAGCGTTTACGTCGGCAAGATCAAGAACGGCGGCACGCAGGTCGTACAGGCGCCCATCCAGCGCACGGACGCGAAAAAGGGCAACGTCAAGACCGGCAAGGACCTCCGCACCGGCAAGAAGTGATCCCCACCGGCGCGCGCCGGTAACAATTACGCACGGCAACGCGGGAAAATGCCAACCGGCGACAAGCCGATCAGGAGACTATCATGGCCGAAATGAACGAAGCGAGCATTTATGAGGCACTTGGCGTCACCCCTGCGGGTGAAGGCGAGAAAGGACAGGAGCCCGCCGCCCCTGCCGCCACGGAGCCGAAGGAGCCGACCGGAGAAGGCGCGAAAGCGCAGGAGCCCGCCGCCCCTGCACCGGAAGGCAAGGAACCCACCACGCAGCCCGCACCGGACAAACCGGACGGGCAGCCGAAGGCGGAGGACGCAAAGGCGCCGGATCAGCTGACCGAGGAGCAGCGCCGGGATAACGCAGCGCAGCGCCGGCGGCAGGAGCAGGAGGCCGCAATCCAGCAGGCCGTACAGGCGGCCGTGGAGCAGGAGCGGGCCCGAAGCAAAAGCGAATGGGATGCTTTCTTCAAACGCGCGAATCTGAAAAACACCCTGACGGGTGCCCCTATTTCCTCGCTGGAGGAGTTCCAGAAATGGGAGGCCGACTTCAAGGCCGCAAAGCTGGAGCGGGACCTGAAAGCGGGGAAACTGACCCCGGAGGCACTGGACGACGCGATCCGCAGCAATCCGACGGTCCAGCAGATGCAGGCCGTCGCAGAGCAGAGGAAGGCGGAGGCGGAAAAGGCCGCAGCCGCAGAATCCAAAGCGAAGATTGACGCCGAGATCGCGGAGATTCACAAGCTCGATCCGAGCATCAACACCACGGCGGACCTGCTGAAAATGCCGAACGCCAAAGAGTTCTACGGGTATGTGCAGAAGGGCAACAGCTTCATCGACGCATACTACCTCGCCAACCGGGCGAGGATCGAGGAGCAGACGGCGGAAGCGGCGAAGCAGCAGGCCATGAACGCCGCCAGGAGCAAGGACCACCTGAACGCAACGGGCACGGCCCGCGGCGCCGGAGCGGTCACGGTCCCGGCGGACGAGCTGGAGCTGTTCAAGATTCTCAATCCTGGCGCCACCGAGGCGGAAATCCAGGCGTACTACAACAAATCCAAGAAAACATGACAGACAGAAAGGAGTCTGAGACACAATGTTTGTTCCCCACAAAAACGCGGCGGGCAACGTGATCCCGTGGGAGTATCTCCCCTGCGGCGCCATCACGCCGAAGATCGGCATGGCGCTCATTCAGAGCTCCGGCAATCTTGCGATTGCCACCGGCTCCGCCGACCCCGCGTATATCTCCATGATCGAGAAGGACAGCGCCTGCACCGCAGGCGACATCATCCCCGTGATCCGCGTGGACCACGACACCATCTACGAGACCAGCAACAGCGCCAGCTTTGCCAGCATCAAGAAGGGCGACAAGGTAACGCTGCACGCCTCCAGCGGGCTCCAGGTCACGGCGACCAAGACCGACGGCGTTGCGGAGGTCGTCGGCTTCGACGACGTTGCAGCGGCCGGCGCGGGCGGCAAGGTCTACGTCCGCTTCTAATCTGGGAAAGGAGAGAAAAACACCATGAAGATCGTATTTTCCGAGGGCTCCGGCCTCAACGACAGCGTTTACGGCAAATGCCAGGCGCCGATCCGTATGTTCCTGGAGCAGCGCGGCGAGCAGTTTGAGCAGGAGAGCGTGCTGAAGCGCGTCTTTTCGATGGGCAAGAGCGAGAACTATGGCGACCTCATGACCACCATGACCGCCATGGACGGCTTCGACCCCGTGGGCGAATCCGGCGCCTACCCCACCGACGGGATGCAGGAGGGCTACCAGAAGCTCCTGGTCTATGAGACCTGGAAGGACAGCTTCCGCATCAGCGCGGAGATCATCGAGGACAGCAAGCTCCTCGACCTCAAGAAGCGCCCGGCCGCTTTTATGACCGCGTACAACCGCACGCGCGAGAAGTTTGGCGCCTGCCTGTTCGGCAACGCCATCAAGCAGAACACCGCGGCGGCCTACCGCGGCAAGAGCTTCGACATCAAGAGCGCCGACGGCGTGACCCTGTTCAACACCGCGCACCCGCCGAAGGTTGCCGGCGCGAACCAGTGCAACGTGTTCTCCGATGCTTTCAGCGCCGCGGCGCTGGGCAAGATGGAGACCGTGATGCAGCTGTTCCGCGGCGACGACGACGAGATTCTGGACGTCGCGCCCGACACCATCCTGATCCCCAACATCGCCTCGCTGAAAAACGACGTGTTTGCCGCCATCGGCGCCGACAAGGACCCGGCGACGAGCAACAATGCGTTCAACTATCAGTACGGCAGGTGGACGATCATTGTGTGGCCGTATCTCAACCAGTTCATTACTGCCAGCACTTCCCCCTGGGTCCTGCTGGACAGCAAGTACAACGAGAACTACGGCGGCGCCGTCTGGAACGACCGCATCCAGCTCGCGGTGCGCTCGACCATCGACGAGAACACCGACGCGAACGTGTGGCGCGGCCGCAGCCGCTTCAACGCCACCTTCAACGACTGGCGCTTCGCGGCGGTCGGCGGCGTCTCCGCCGGCAACGCGCTCCCGTCCTGATAATCGGGAGGCACTGAGCAAACGGAGGGCAGGGGGC